CTGGATAGATTTGCCTTCTCTTGGCAGTGCCGTTCTTTCCATCAAATACAACAACTACCCTAGTTGGGTCAATGTTTTTGATTGCGTGTCCAATGCTGAGTAGAGTACCTGAGATACCTCCAACATGCTCACCATCACTATTAGTGACTGGACTTGCTGCATACGCTCTGATAAACGTATTAAGGCCATCGATGATCAACACCCTTGAGTTTAGGTGCTGATCATCTTGTGGTCCATTAATTCGCAGTTCGTTTAGTAAGGCTAAGTACTTAGTCGAATAGTTCGTCATCGTCTACTGTGATTTCGTCTGGGTTGATTTGGTCTTGTGAGCGGTACTTCATAATAAAGATATCGCATATCTTTCTGTAGCAGTAATCATAAAGGTCTGGATCCTTGTCTAAGATTCCTCGCCACTCTTTTGACATGAAGCGAATTTCTTCTCCAGTTTCTTCATTCACGAGTGTGTAGTACGCACCTGCTTGTTTTAGGATTCCGTAATCCTTCATCAAAGCCAACCAACTATTCAGATCATCAATACCAGAGTTAAAGTAGATGTCGAACGTTGCCTTTTTGAATGGGGGTCCCATTCTGTTTTTGATAACCTGAGCCTCGGTTTGTACACCGATGATTTGCTCAGTTTTTCCTGATCCGCTCTTCAGCTTACCAACACCCTTTAAACGAACGCGACAACTAGCGTGGAATCCTAAAGCCTTACCACCAGAGGTAGTGTACTTGTCTCCAAACATTACGCCCATCTTCTCACGAAGCTGAGAGGCTGCAAGCATAAGAACTCTTTGCTTACCGATAACGTTGGTGATTTTACGCATAGCTTTTGACATTACGATGGCTTTTGAGGTTGCCCAACCATCTTTGTCATAATCGGCATCTTGCTCGATCTTCGTTGTAGCTGCTGATACAGAGTCAATTACGATTGTTACCAATCTGTCTTTTGAACTCTTACGGATAGTTTCGATAATGTTCTCAACTGCTTCAAAGATATCCTCAATTGTTTCCAATGGGACATAAAGCATGTTGTTAACATCGACTCCAATTGCACGTAGGAACTCCTCACTCAAAGCATTCTCAGTGTCAATGTACACAGCCAATCCTCCTTTCTTTTGAGTGTTAGCAAGTACGTGTGCCATGATTAAGCTCTTACCTGAAGCTTCCATACCTTGAAGCTCTACAATACGGCCTACTGGAAATCCGCCATTAGGTCTATTGGAGATAGCCAGGTCTAGCAGAGTGGATCCTGTTGAGACCCACTCTGTTAAATCTGTTGGAGTTTCCTCTTGTCCATTCAGAAAGTGAGCAGCTTTGAAGTCCTTAAACTTCTTGTTTAAACTGTCCGCTAACTGCGTAGCCAATTCATCTCTACCAGAGATTTCTTCTGCTGCTTTCTTTGCCATATGGATTAAGAGTTAAAAAGTTCGTCGAACGCTGAGTTGATGTCATCTACCTTGGTAGCTGTGGTTGCAGACTTGATTTGAGATTCAGCCTTATTACCGGTTGGCGCACTTGCATTAGTGTCGGGGTTTAACCACTTCTCTAAAGCTTCTGTCATTTCTTGGTAAGAAAGTTCAGTGTACAAATCGGTGATTTGCTTTTGCTCATTCACAATCTTGTTAGCAACTTCTTTATCGGTTGTTGCTGGAGTTGTGTTCGGTTTAACACGTACTGTGTAGCTTGGGAAAGCTCCCTCTTTTTCAGCAGCTACGTGCTCTACCGTCAAGTCACGACCATTCATCAAATCGGTGATGTCTCCGTAGTCAGGGTCAGCAATTACTCCCAATAACTCTTGGTAGATTTGCTTTCCGAAACTCCAAAAACGAACACCTTTCTCTTCTTCGCCACGAACGATTACTGGAACAAAGCAACGGAACTTTGGCTCGATCTTCTTACCTAATTTCCAATCTTCTTTATTACCAGATCGTTTTAGCTTGTCAGCGAATTCAACGATTGGGTCAGGACGTCCAAATGAAATTGGAGATACCATAGTACGCTTAGCAATTTCGTAGTGAAAGTGCATTTCGATAAATGGGTTGTCTTTATCAAACGCATAAGGTACGATGCGAACTTGACTCTTGCCTACTGGTGGTTTCCATAAGTGCTCTGATACAGAGTTTCCTCCACTTGAACTGGCGTTGCGTTGCATTTCCTGCAAACGACTTGATTGCATCTAAATTGATTGCCATAATATATAACTTTTAATTGTTTAAATGAATATACGAAACTTTTATGGATTAGACAACTCTTTTATTAGAATTGTTTTATATCCATCTGGACCATTTGATAGAAGCATACAATCTTTGTAATC